CCATCACCCGATAGCGGGATTGTACTTTTTTATTACGATAATAAATATAGAAAAAGACAATTAAAAAAGCGATAAGAAAAGGTGAAACAATAGCAAAAAGAGGAACCAAAGAATCTATTATATCCTCGGCATCCGGCTCATCTTGAAAGAACGTTTTATCCCGTTCAAATTCGAGTTCTTTCATACGTATTTGAAAAGCCTCGCTCGGAGTCATACCGTTAAGTGTATCGGCTGCTACGACCGCTTCTTGTTGTGCCACAGGGCCATTCGATTTCAGAGGAGCTGTTGCCTCGGTTGCTGTTACGGCTCCTGTCCACGATACGATAGACAAAAGCATCATCATAAACATCTTTTTCATATTCTCTTCTATTTTAATTTTATAGGTTATTTATAGTCGTTCTCTTTCCGGAAATTCAATCATTAGACGTAACCAACCACTCGTTTGGTTGCAGAAACCTTGAATTTTTTTTCAAAAATAGTCTAAATGAAGGAACGGCACACATTATCTGCATGAAAATGAGATTAAAGAATGTTCTCTCTTTCTGTTGTTCCCGTATCATCGCAAAATGGAACATCGACGACATAAAAGAGATGAAACCAATCGACAAAAAGATTCATTAAAAGAAGGCAAAGGAAGTACCCAAAAGGGAAGCACATATTTTATATGCGAACTGTATAAAATACCCGGCATAAAGAAAATCGAAACAAAACGGACAACAAGCGGGTAAAAAAAGTAATTTTGCATACCTAAACCAAACAAAGGATTCATGAAACAAAAAGAAATCAATAAAGTCGAAATACGCAATCTTCAAAAAGAAGATTACGACCAACTGGCTAGCTCTTTCACCCGTGTCTATGCCGACGGTAGCGACGTATTTTGGACTCCCGAACAAATCGACAAACTCATTCGCATATTCCCCGAAGGACAAATCGTCACGGTCGTCGATGATAAAATCGTGGGCTGTGCCCTCTCTATCATCGTAAACTATAACGATGTAAAGAACGACCACACCTACGCCCAAGTCACAGGAAACGAAACATTCGACACTCACACGCGGAAGGGAAATATCCTGTATGGTATCGAAGTGTTCATACACCCCGATTATCGGGGCCTACGCCTCGCCCGACGTATGTACGAATATCGCAAAGAGTTGTGTGAAAAGCTCAATCTGAAAGCGATCATGTTCGGCGGACGTTTGCCGAACTACCACAAATACGCCGACCGAATGCGCCCCAAAGAGTACATCGACAAGGTGCGTCAACGCGAGATATTCGACCCGGTGCTATTGTTCCAACTCTCCAACGATTTCCACGTCCGTAAGGTAATGCGAAACTATTTGCCCAACGACGAGGAGTCGAAACACTTCGCCTGTCTGCTCCAATGGGACAACATCTACTATCAAGAGCCTACCGAAGAATATATATCTCCTAAGACCACCGTGCGGGTAGGCCTCGTACAATGGCAAATGCGTAGTTACAAAACGCTCGACGATCTTTTCGAGCAAGTGGAATTTTTCGTCGATTCCGTAAGCGGCTATCAAAGCGACTTCGTCCTCTTTCCAGAGTATTTCAACGCCCCGCTCATGGCTCGGTTCAACGATGCGAGCGAGTCTCAGGCTATCAGAGGATTAGCTCGATATACCGACGAAATACGAGAACGTTTCATCAATCTTGCAATTCGGTACAACATCAACATCATTACAGGAAGTATGCCGCTGATTAAAGAAGACGGACTGCTCTACAACGTAGGTTTCTTATGCCGTCGAGACGGTACCTACGAAATGTATGAAAAACTACATGTCACCCCCGACGAAATGAAATGCTGGGGATTGAGCGGCGGTAAAGCCATTCGGACTTTCGAGACCGACTGCGCCAAAATCGGAGTCTTGATTTGTTACGATGTCGAGTTCCCCGAACTCTCCCGAATCATGGCCAGCGAAGGTATGCAAATATTGTTCGTTCCGTTCCTCACCGATACCCAAAACGCCTATTCCCGTGTAAGAGTCTGCGCACATGCCCGTGCCATCGAGAACGAATGCTTCGTAGTCATAGCCGGTAGCGTAGGCAACCTGCCCAAAGTACACAACATGGATATTCAATATGCCCAGTCGGGAGTTTTTACCCCCTGTGATTTCGCATTCCCGACAGACGGACGCAGAGCCGAGGCTACCCCGAACACCGAAATGATTCTTATCTCGGACGTCGATTTGGATCTTTTGAACGAATTGCACACCTACGGTAGCGTGCGCAACCTCAAAGATCGTCGCAACGATCTCTATGAAGTGAGAATGAAGAAATAACAAAAACGAAAACGGTCTCTTGAATATTCAAGAGACCGTTTTCATCGAGCGGCAAACGAGACTCGAACTCGCGACCCTCAGCTTGGGAAGCTGATGCTCTACCAACTGAGCTATTTCCGCATTGAGCGTTGCAAATAT